AATCATTTGGTTAGTCCTTTCCTATCCAATTTCTTTTATTCTTTTTCTTGATGTTCAAATGTTTCATCTAAACTAGCTTGTACTTTTGCAAATACTTTGCTTGCTGATGTTGATACATAAGTGCCATCATCTTCAAAATAACCATACTTTGTTATTTGGGCTTTTTTTATTCTTGCCATTTGGTTAGTCCTTTCCTATCCAATTTCTTTTATTACCCCATTATACAAATTGGCATTTTGGCAAAACCGAAATAAGAGCTGTTTAGAGCTAATTTAGAAAATTAGAGGTTGAGTTTATTGACCTAAAAAAATATCGGCACGAAATTTGACAAGCAAACATGGGCTTTTTTCAATTAAATTTGGATCAGATCAGAGCAAAAATTACCGAAAATTGACTATGCGATGCCGATTGACACGATTGCTTTAAACACAGGACTTGTTCCTGAAACTGTAAAATTTACTCGCCAATAATCATCTGTGATTGCACCTGATGCAGTTTTATATTCAGAAGTTATTGTTGTTGCTGAAGTCATAGTTATTCTGTCTGTTGCACTTGTAAAACTTGAATTGTCATCGGATTGTATCTTAGCTGTAAGTGTTGGTGTTGAAGTTCCTGCAACTGACCAAACATGAAGTGAGGCATATACTTTTTGTGCTGATGTAACTGCACCAAGTTGTCTGCCTGTTGTATTTGTAGTCGTTGTAATGTTGGCACTATCATCGTTCATCTGTGTAGCTTTAATTGGTTTGTCTGCTGATTGGCTAGCCGAAATATTAAATGGTGTAAGTTCGCCAACTGCACCAAGCATTGTATATTCAAATTGTCTAGCTTTGAAAAAATAAGAAGTATTACCTGCACCACTATCTGCCATTACAGTTATTATGTGTTCCGATCCTGTTGATGTACCTAGTAAAGCATCAGGTTTATTTGCACCTGCCTCAAAATAGCCATTAGCTGTAAAATTAGCATCTTGTAATCCACCTGCTCTTGATCTAAAACCACCTGAATTAATAGTTGTTGTATCTAGTTCCTCACTTGTTAAAGCCAAGTTCATGCCAACTACATGGTCAGATAAATCATAACCACCTATGTAACATCTACCATCTGTTAAAGCGAATACTGCCATTTATTCCTCAAATGCCTCGTTTTTTTCTGTCTTTGGATCATCAGCTATGTAATGACCTTTTGCGTTTCTTGCTCTTTTTTTACCTTTGTATTCTTTAATATGACCACCAAGTGTAAGTGTGTTAATTAAAGTGTCATCGTGTATTTCTATAATATCGCCTTTATCAGCACCCATCACTTTGTGATTTCCTATTACTTGAAATTTCATTATGCACTTCCTTTTGTATAAACTTCAACTTGCATTGTTGCACTTAAACAATCAATGCCATTGACCGACATATTTTCCACACTACCTACATTAACGCACCTAGCATTGGTATCGCTAAGTCCTAGAGTTGGATTGTTAAATATTGTCTGCCTTATTGATGTAGAGCCACTACCTGTTATGTAATCCTCTAATTTATCAACTGCTGTTCTTAGATTAGATCGTTGAACAATTACTAAAAGCTCAAAGCTCATAGTGTCAAGACCTCTCTGCATTGCTGTGTCAAATTGTGTTCCCTGAAACGAGATCACACATGCAGGTGGATTAACAATATCTGCTAACTCTGAATATACCCTTAAATTAGATACATTCTCAATAGTTGTCTGCAAAGCATCGCCAACAGAATTAATTGAGGACATTACCTACCACCACAGTTGCAACTACCACAGCAATCCATATTAACCCCCTACTTTAAAAAGTATTTCTCTTATAACTTCCTCAATAATTGTCAAGTTATCATTAAAACCCTGTATAGAATTTTTGTATGCCTCAACTTGTGCTTTAAGAGTTGCTACTTCTTGTTGCATGTCATTTACTGTTTTAAATAACCACGCAACTAAACCTGCTAGACCACCCTGTAAAATTTGATTTAGATTTACTGTTGCTTTCATTTAATATATTCCATATTCGTTACCTTTTCTAAAAGGATCAATGAGCTTTCTTACCATTGGACTATTTCTTGTAGTTATTGAATAACCTGCCTCGCTAATTCCTGCGATCCCAAAAGGTGCATTTTTAGCAAAAAAGTATTCTGATGCTAGTAAATATGTAGCTTGCGTTATCTGATCAGGAACAGTTGCCCATCCCCACTTTGCTGTAACTTGCACTCTTGGTCTGCCACCTGTTGTAGGTAAATCATCATCAACCATGCGTATTATGTAAAACGCACAATCCTCAATGCCACCAATAATTTGGTTAAATGGTCTTATTTCATAATCAGTTGCACTAACTGTTTTATCAAATGTACCATTGTCGCCTGTATCAAATTTAACAACTAAACCTGTTGCAGTTGAGAAATCATTTACATAAATCCAATCTTTGTTTATAGCTTTGTACTCTCTAGCTGACACACCTGTATCAACATAAAATCGCCTACCACAATGAGCATCAATCGCCCTGCTTGCAGATGAGATCGCAATATTAATTGCAACATCATCCTGCGTATCGCTAGTAGGGATGTTATTTAATGTTTTAAAATTATTAGATGTAATGTAATCAGACATGAGAGTACAGCTACTTAATTATTTAGTTTTTTTAGATGTAGTTTCAGCTTTTACTTTTTTGTCTGCTGTTTCAATTTTGCCACCTGCATCTTTTAATGCTTTTTTAATATCATCAATATATGCTTTAGGTCGCTTTTGTTGGATTGCAGATTTAAGTTCGCTTTCATATCCATCTATTAAACTTTGGTTTTTTTCTTTTGCCATAATAATCCTTTAATTATGTGCAGTAACCATAACGACTACTGCACATAAAAAATTAGGTATTAAAGAACACCTGCCATGCCTGTACCTGAAAGCATACCAATGGATTTTGGTTGCTTACCTGCACCGAATGCGACATAGTTAAATACAACTACTGTAATTTGTAGTGATTTAGGTGCTGTTGCCTCAAACCTTAATCTGAAAGGTGCGTTAGCACTTTCAAAAAATGGTAGGTCAGAAGTCTTTACAGCAAATGCGTTGTCCTCATCGTTACCTGATCCTGCATCAGTTTGTATGTTTGCATCAGTTACAACAGGAATACCAAAAAGTGTTCCTACTGCTGAATAACCAATAGCACCAATACCAACTGCGTTGGATGGGTTATTACCCTGTGGTAATACAAATGGTCTGTTATTTGCATCTAATGATCCAACTAAATATGCCCATCTACGAGGGTGCATAATAATAAGATCAGGACTTGCGTAGCGAGCTGATGTGAAATCGCTAATAAGTTTTGCAAACTTGCTAACATTTTCTGCACCTGTTGGGCTACCATCTGTCCATGTTGTAGATGTGATACCTGAAATGTTCTTTAACCCTTTAAGAGTTCCAGAACTTTCATCGCCATTTATCATTGCATTATCTACTGCTGTGTAATAAGCACCCATAAGGTCTGCCATTAAAACATCCTCTGTGCCTGTTCCACGATCAATAGCTTGCTTTGATACATCTTGAGCACCTGCATAAGTTGTTACAGGAAAGGTGTAGTCTGTGTCATCAATATCTGTTTCGCTAACTGCTGAATTTTCAGATGATTGAGCACCTACTGCTGTTCCTGTGGTAACTCTGCTGATGTGCATTGTCATACCATCATCAGGTAATTGAAATTTAGGGATCGCATTATAAAATGGACTTCCTGCCTTTAAATTATCTGCTGTTTGATCTACTAGGTATTGAGGGATGACTAATCCTGCAAAGTTAGAAGTAGCGACATCTCTTGCCTCTAATTCTTGTCTTTGTGAGTAATTAATTCTTTCTCTTGCCTCAAAATCGCCATTAAATTCTGCATTATAAGCATCAGTTAGAAATGATCTTGATGGGTTATTATAAACCCCTTTTTCTTTCATTTCTGTAACGACAGGTGCAACAGTTTCCTCTTTAACTTCTAGCATTTCTCTGCTCTCTGCAATCTTTGCATCTCTTTCGGCTAATTCCTCTAGTTCTGCAATTCTTTCATCAAGAGCTTTAATTTTTTCAGAGCGAGTTGAAAATTCTGCATTTTCATCCTCGTTAAGTTCAGTTCTTTCCTCTTTTTCAACTTTACCTAACAAAGCATCAAGTAATTCTCTTTCCTCGTTTCTGCTTTCTATAAGTTTTTCTAACATTTAAGTTAAACCTCTTTTACTTTCTTGTGATCCAAAGACCACTATATATTATTACTTTATTTTGTATTCGTGAAGTGAAATTGTAAGTGAAACGAGTTCGGCTTATTCTTTCGGCTTAACTATTTTTTCATATCAAGCATTTGCAATTTTCTTTTTGCCAAAGATACACTTGTACCATTCTTTTTAGGCAATAAGTCATGTAATTGCTCAATAGTAGATAATATAACATCTGCATTTACATTTTCATCGGATCGTGCCTCTGCTAATGCTTTTTGTAGGGCAGGTAAATCAACACCACGAATTTTTGCAACTGTGGCATCTGATGCAGGTGTAGTAACAACAGAAACATCGTATAACTTTGCCTCTCTTATTGTTCTCTCATCCCCTGCCTCATTAAATTCATCCTTAATAGCTTGAAACGCAAATGACATTTCGTTTAAGTCATCTCGTTTCATAGCACTTGCAACTTCGGCAACTTTAGGATTGTTAGGATGAAGTCTTGCCTCAACCCTAAGTCCTCTTGCATCCTCAAACAAATTTAAAGTGTTTGATTTTGTGCGAGCCAAAGGTATCCCCTCGTGATTAACTAATAGCTTGACATCATCTCTTTCTTGTAGAGTTTTTGCAAATGCACCTCGTGCAACATTTTCTAAATATGTTCCACGCATGTCATTTACAGGATAAGAATAATCAAAAACACTCGCATAACCTGCAAATGCTATTAAACCATCCTCATCATCTTTTTGCTCTACATTACTTACAGAAAATGTACGCAATTCTGTTTTATCATCCATAACCTTAGATTTAACCACATTTTGTGGTGCTGAATTATATTCTGTTATAGTTTTTTTCTTTTTCTTTTTTTTATTGTTATTTTGTTCTGCCTCTGCAATATTAAGAGCTGTTAGGTGTTCCTCTGCTGATTGATGTGTGTTATGACATCCCATTAAAGTACCATCATCATCTTTTATTACTGCATGACCACCGACTTGATCTTGTCCTGTTTCGCCACTTTGTTTAGGGCATTCAGGGTGTGAATGTACAATACTATATGGCATTATCATCCTCATCAAAATACATAGGATCATCAAACTCTAAAATTTCAAATATTGGCAAAGCTATAAAGTATTGTGGTTTTGGTGTTGGAAAATTAAATGTTTCTCTTATTTTGTCAAACAAAGTTTTTGCCTCTCGTTCAGCTTTATAATCAACATCTAATAGATGCGTATTTACAATGCTATTAAATTGTAAATCTACTAAATTTTGTTCATCATTCATTAGGTGTTCCCATTCCATCGTATGGCGATCCAACATCTGTTCCTAGTGGTTGTCCATCATTTGTTATTGCACCCTGCACACCTAAATAAAAATCATCCCCATTTTCGTATGGCTCATAATCAAACCACTCTCTTACTTCGTTAGGTGTAAATATTCCTGATGATATACCTGCTTGACCTGCTCTTATTCTTGATAATTGATCGCCACGCAAATAATAAGATGTGTCAAAATTAATAAACGATCTACCTGCAACTAATGTTGATAAATTGTCCTCTAATCTACTGATCCAAGCAAGTAATGTATGTCTTACAAAATTTATACCTGCACTTTCAATATTTGAGTATGTTTGACTATCGCCTTTAGAATTTATTAAATAACTTGGTATTCTAAACACTCTTGCTATTTCTTGTGTGATCTGATCCCTAGCTTGTATTAATTCCTCGCCTGCCTCTGCACTAACAGCTTTCCATCTAAGACCACCTGTTAAGACAGCAGGTTTTCTTGATCTTGTGTGATGACTTGTCCAAGTCGCTTGCAAACTTTCTGCTTGTTCTGCTGTAAGCTCTCTGTCTGTTTCTAAAACTGATGATGGTGTTGCACCCTGTGAATAAAATTGATTTATGTGCCTTTCCATAGCTAATGCCAAACCGAATGTATTTTTTTGTAATTTAAGGGGCGACAAACCTATTGCATCTTGTGGATAAGAAAACCATACAATATGTAATATATTTTCATTAGTAAGAATTGTTTTATCTTTCATTTCATACACTTTTTCCATACCACGCATACGAACTTTTATATTATCAGGATGTATGTTTTCAACTGCAACAACTCTACCCTGCCTATCACGATCCACAAAAATGTAAGCATTTCCATGTAAAGCAAGTGATGCAACTATTTGATGTATAAACCCAAACTTTTGCTGATTACTATTAGGTTGCCTAAGCCATGTTGGACTATCAATATAAATCTTTCTACCATTTTCAAATCTCTGTACTCTCATTGGTAAAGATGCAATACTATCTGCAAGAAGTGATACACAAGATAAAACAGCACTAATTCCTAAAGCTGTATATTGATCCACTTTTTCGCCTGACCAATTTGTAAGTCCTGCATTTCTAGTAGCTAGCATTTCTGCTAATGTGTAATCTGTTTCGCCTCGTTTTTCAAAAATAAAACTCAATTATTTGTTCCTCGTATATCCATAACTAATAAGCAATAACCCAAGTCCAAACGAAATAAAACCAAGTGGCTCGTATATCATCCAAAGACCATAAACGATAATCCATAAGGCAAGTAATTCAATCGCATTAGTTACTAACTCTTTTATGTTATTCATTGTATATTCCCTTTACTGTATAACCTTTTGTCCTATTCTCTCTTGTGCAAATTTAAAATAATCGTTATCAACTTCAATACCAATAAAATCAAAATTATTATCCTGTGCCACAATACCTGTTGTTCCTGTTCCCATAAAATTATCTAAAATTGTTCCACTTTTTATACTTGATACTTTTATACATTGCTCAACTAATTGTCTTGGAAATACAGCAGGATGTTTTTTATTACCTTTTAATGCAATACCATTTTTGCTAACTGTTTCATAAGGTATAAACCAAGTATTAACAGTTGGTCTATGAGTTCTACCAAACCTTTTATAATTTTCTTCTGCCCATTGTGGTTGATATGGAACTTGACTTGTTGTTTGGTCAATTTCTGTATCACCTTTTTTAGTTATGTGAAATACATACTCCCAACCATTAGGTATATATCTCTTGCTTTTTACTCCGTGTGCTTGTCCTCTTATATAGT